GTTCTTCAACGAAAGACTACCTGAGACGGGTTCCGAGCACGCCTTATGGTTTCGGCGTCAATACTGCTAACCTATCAGGAAAGCAGATCGCCGTCATGGCGGCGTTGGGTTTGTCTAAAACATAGACGATCCAACGTTGCAACCTCAGCACCGGTACATATGTCGGTGTGAGAGGCTGGCTCTTCGAGTCAGGACTTCCACGTTCCGGTCTAATCCCCGGATCTACATGAAAGAGGACTGCCTCCATGGCATTCACCGATCCACAGAGTGTGACGATCAATGCTGTCGCACAGACGTTGCCCCGAATCTCTTCGGGTGTCAACACTGGCTCGTTCCAAAAGGACGATGCTACGGTCAAGCTCACCGTTTCGCATACATACGCGAAAGGTCGGGCTCGCCGCATGCTTCGGCTCGATCACTCCAAGATCGCCGCAGACCCGCTTATGGCGGGTATCAACGTGCGAGCTAACGGGGCTGTGTACATCGTGACGGATTTTCCGAACACGGGTTACAGCCTCGCTGAGGCTAAGCAGATCGTGGACGCCCTTACGGCGTACCTGACTGCTACCTCTGGAGCGCGTGCCACCCAGCTTCTGGGTGGAGAAAACTGACGTGTTGCACCTGGTTGATGACCAGGGCGACACGATGGAGATTCCAGTAGTTCGGGATCTCCCTCAGTCACGCTCACACGTCGACCTTCTAGCGTACGTGGCTGTAGCACTTTTGGTGCTATGGTCGCTCACGTGCGTTACGTTTGTAGCCGTTCTGGCTATAACGTAAGGGTCGAATTTCTGCGGATTAGGAGGCAAGGATCGCGATCTCCCTGAAAGGGGGGCACGATGAAAAGCCTGATAGTCCTGTGGAAGCATCTGGCCGATGAACTGGCCGGATGGTGTCACGTCAGCACCACTCTCGACTACAAAAAGCTCGAGAGGCGTGTCGAACATGAGGGTGATCAGTTTCTTATGATCACTCTTCCTCGCTTTGGCAAGGACTTCTTACGAAGTCTAGAGCTAGGCAAGGTCGATGCACAGTCTTTCCAAGGTTTCAAACGGAAAGATGGTCTCCCCCTATTTCTAGGAGGTTTCCTGCGTCGAGTGTTCGACTGTGATAGTGGAGTGCTGCTTGACGAACCCTGCTTGGATTCCATCTTCGCGATACACCAGTTAACTCAGGTGTACAAGAAGATCGAGCGACCGGTCAGTGATGATCGGGTAGCTCGCACCTTGCAAGGGTTCGTTCAGGTAGAAGAGGAAGTGGCTTCCGCCGACGAAGTACTGCGCAAAAACACCGAACTCATGGAAGAGTTCATGCGCATCGGCGGTTTGCTATGGGCAGACGTGTTTACCGAAGTGGATCGAGAGATCCGTGACGGTACGCTTATGCCCAAGCATGGTCCCGGTTCAACCGCTGACGGTCTTTTCGGTAACGAAAAGTACAATCAGATCGAGTGGACCGAGCGTCTCGAGGTAGTTTTCCCTTTCCTCGAAAACGCGCTCCCCGGGTTCAGTTACGCCCGGGAGTTGGATCATGTCACCTTCCTGGAGCCTGAGGCGGAAAGACCCGTAAAGGTCGTGACCGTCCCTAAGACTCTGGAAGCCCCGCGGATCATTGCTATCGAGCCAACCTGCATGCAGTTCATGCAGCAGGCCATTGCTGAAGCAGTGATTCAGAAGCTTGAAAGCCGTAACATCGGTCTCAATACGAGACAGAATGCGGCTTATGGCTTCGTTGGATTCTCCGACCAAAACCCAAACAGGGATATGGCCAGGATTGGGAGTCGTGACAAGACTCTCGCGACACTCGATATGAGTGAAGCATCCGATAGGGTTTCCAATCTGCATGTAGAGCTCCTTACTCGTAGGTGGCCTGCTTTATCGCAGGCTGTCCAGGCGGTGAGGAGCTCAAAGGCAGATGTGCCGACGCAGGGGATTATTCCCTTGTCTAAGCACGCTTCTATGGGCTCCGCGTTGTGCTTTCCGATGGAGGCTATGGTTTTCACAACCTTGGTGTTCATCGGGATTCAAACAGCGCTCAGCACCCGCTTTACCCGCAAGGATATTTTAGCCTTGCGGGGTCAGGTGCGTGTCTACGGGGACGATATAATCTGCCCCGTAGATAGCGTCGATTCCGTGATCAGTACCTTGGAGGCTTTTGGCCTTAAGGTAAACACTGGCAAGTCATACTGGAACGGGAAGTTCCGGGAGTCTTGCGGCGGGGACTACTATGACGATGAGTGGATCACACCCATTCGAGTTCGTAGGGATTTCCCGACGTCACGGAAGCAAGCGCCAGAAGTTGCGTCGATGGTATCTCTCAGGAATCAGTTGTATTTCGCTGGTTTCTGGAAGACCTGTCGCTGGTTAGATCGGAGAATAGAGGAACTGCTTACCCTCTACCCGGTCATCGCTTCCACTGCCATGTGGGAGGATGGTGCTGAAAGCACTATAACCAGAAGCAACCTCCTAGGTCGTGCGTCTTTCTTGCCCCCTCAGGGTGAGAGGATGCACCGGGCACTGCAAAAGCCCCTTGTCAAGGGCTATGTAGTGTCCGCCAAGATTCCTCCGTCAAACTTGGAGGGTCCTGGGGCTCTGGTGAAGTGGTTCCTGAAGAGGGGTGATGAACCCTTCCAGGATAAGCGCCACCTGGAGCGTGCAGGGCGTCCGCGATGCGTCGACATCAACATCGCGTGGAGATCACCAGTTTAACCGGTGATTCCAAAGTCCGTGTTGCCTAGGCACACGGCTGGAGACCTCGACCGCAAGGTCGGGGCAGGGTGAAACATCCCTGGTGGGCTATCCCACACATGGA